TGAATATATAAAATTATTTTTATCTTCCTTAGTTTTAAATTTTTGTGGAACTCTTATCCAAAATATTCCAGAACTTTGTGTGTTAAATAATGCTTTTAATAATATTCCAAAATTTTTCATTGGTTTCATTTTAGGGCTTTTTTAATTTCAATACTTGTATTAATAATACTCTCTATATACATTTTTTGCATTTTCTTATTTTCTTTTGCAACTTGTGTTATAATAAATGGTAAATCTTTTAAAAGGGATTCAACATTCCAAACTAAGAATTTTTCATTGTTTGGATAATCACCAAAGCCAACATGAAGTTCACCATCCCAAACTTGTAAATGATGCGTTTCATAAATGTAAGTATGTTTCTTTGCTTCTTTTAATTCATTTTTTAACCTATCTATTTCTTCTATTAAATTGTCTTTAGATGTTCCCATAATTAAAATTTGTTTTTTAAGTTAATATAATCTACTTGTTCAACACATCTTAAAGTTTCTTTTAACCACTCTTTTTGATATTCAGGTAAATCGGCATAACTAATTAAAGATTTTAAATTGCCAATGGCTTTGCCAATTAATTTTGCATTTTGGTAAATTTCAGGTTTGTTTTCCATATCTATATTGTGTTATTATATAACAAATATATATATAATATATCAAACCACCAAATTAATTATTGAATTGCATATCTTCCAAAATTAGGTCTAGATAATAATGAGTATGTTGCATAACGGCAAGGGTCAATTAAATGGTTATGTTTATCTTCAGGCACATTAATAAGTTTTCCACTTCTATCTTCTTTCCATTTATAGTTTCTAAACTCTTGTATTGCATTTGTTGAATCACTTGTAATATGAATTTTATACCTTCTTAATAAGTCAATCCCTGCATTGACAGAATCCTTACCTTTTAAACTTGGAAAAATATTATGACCCATTCTTCTTAGTTCAGCAATTAAACGAGGTTCAGCACTATCGGCATAGATTGGATTGCTTGATAAATTTTGTTCTTTAAGAAATAAATTAATATCATTGGTTGTCATTTGTGTTCTGTATAAATGCTCTTTAATATAAAGATTATGTTCATGAATATAAACAGAAACTAACGTAGTTGGGTCGTTGCTATAACCAAAATCCATACCATAAGATATTAATTTTGCATCTAATGGAATATGTTTAATTTCAATATATTTAAAGATAGTTGATATACTTGTTGCTCTTTCTCCAAGTCCATATATTTGCCAATATTGGTCATCTGTATCTTTTAACCTTTCAATCTCTAATTTAATTACATCTTCTAAAAATGGATTATCTAAATAAGTGGTTTTATAAAATGCACAATCTTCTCTTGTAATTACATTATCATAAATCCAATGATATTCATCAGAAGGATTAAAATCTAATATTATTCTTTCTTGTGTTCGAAATATTAGCTGTTGCCAATCTTCCCAATATAATTCATTGCCTTCATTAATAAAAAGTAAATCTCTTTTACGACCTCTAATTTTTTGTGATTGGTCAAGTGATGTGAATTCAACTAAGTTCCCATATAAATAATATTCACTACTACTTTTATTGTGATGTTCCTCACGATAGATTTCATGTTCTCGTAATATTTGTATAAAATCTCTAAGTACTGTTGCTCTTAAACTTGGAAAGGTTTTTCTGCAAATAGTAATAATCTTTTTATTGTTATGAGTACAATAATGAAATATAATAAATAATAATATGTTGTAAGTTTTGCCTGACCTTGTTCCACCTTGCTCAACTACTATTTTTTTATTTGTATTAACTAAATGCTTATAAACAATATTAGTTTGTATCTTCGGTTTTGTCAATTATTTCAATTTGAAAGTTTGTGGGTAATCCATCAGCACCAGTAATTTCTTGTCTCTCAATATAACCTCTCTTTTTTCCTTTAGTCTTTAAATAAAAAATTGTTGCTGATGTAATATTATCTTCTATTTGTTTATGTAAATGACTTTCTGCAAAATCCAATGCTATGTTTTCAATATCTTTTACTTCTTCAGCAAAATCTTCATCTTCTTTTAACCATTTATAAAATGTACTTCTTGGAATATCTGATTTTTTACAAGCTACTGTAACGACTCCTAAACTTTGTTCTAATGCTTTTAATATTGATTCCTTTTTTATGTGTCTACTTTTGTCTATCATTCTCTGTTGGGTTCGTTTGTAAATGGTACATCTTCTTGGTATGTATCCCAAGCTATATTACTTCTAACACCTTTAATTAATTTTGGTGTAAGGTTTCTATATTTAATTCTATGGTGTAATCTTGCACCATTCTTTTTTTGTCTTTCTGCATAACACAAACTAGGAAATTGAATTGGAACAACTAAAGATTTATTTAATAATTTATTTTCATTATATAAGTCTGTTAATCCACCAATTTGAGTTGCTGAACTTGTTGGATTTAAAGCTAATCCTGTTCCTAAACTACCTGTAAAATATCCTTCATTTAAAACACCTACAAATTGAGAGGTGTCGTTATCTTGTATTGCTCTTTCACCTCTATATATAAACCTTGTATCTATAAAGGTTGTGTTCATTACTTTATGTCTATACATTTTATTGTCAGGCACTTGAAACATATCACCTGTTTGACTTAATCCAAATAAACCAATTTTTTGCCTTTGCATAAATTCTTTGATTCCATTAAACACATTAACCAAGTCTTTTAATTCTGCTCCTCTTGTATATATTGCATAAGGTTTAATTTCATATTGTCTTGTATCATCATCAATAACTAAATAAAAATCTATATTTAAATCTTTTGCCATATCATAAAACATATTACGACATTGTCCTGCACTTCTTCTTGATTTACTTGCTCTATGAACATAATCAAATCTTTTTCTTGCTTCTTCCATATTAAAAATATGAAGTTTACAATTTAATTTATTTGTTTCATTTATATATTCTTGAGTGTCATCAGTATCATCATCAATAAATACATGAACATTTTGTGGTTCATAACCTTTTTTAATAAAATATTTAGCTGTCTTAATATTTGTGGGTCTATGATAAGAAGGAATAAATATATCAATCATCATTAAAAAATTCATTATCTGTAAAACTTAATAGTTTAATTAAATCATCTTGAATAAAACCATTTAATCCATTATCAGTTAAAACTAATCTTAATCTTTCTATTGCTTTTTGTTCTTCTTCATTAGCATTAAAATAATAATAGTTTGCAACATTTTCAAAATCTATTTTAATAAATCTATATGCAAACATTTTTAATATTTCTTTTTGTTTTTTATTTAAATTAAATTCATCTAAACATTTTACTTTTTCATTATACTTCTTTAAGTCAATACAATCTTCTAAATTAATATTTGGTATTTCTTTTGGTTCATAATATAAAGGTTTGTATTCTAATCCTGACAATAACTCTGTGTTTTTAATAGTTGGAACATTAACCGCCCAATCTTCAAGGTGTTTTATATCCCATTCATTTGCTAAAGAATCCCAATCCCATTCACCAAAATTAACATTGTCTTTAATAATAAATTGTTTAATTTGTTTTTCACTTAAATTTTTAGCTTTAATTATATAAACATCTTTTAAACCAATTTCTTTACAGGCTTTAAACCTCATGTTTCCACCAATTATTTTACCATCATTATCTATTACTAATGGTCTAAGTTTTAACATTTCAGGAAATTCTTTAATTGAATTTACTAACTTTTTAAATTGTGCATCCTTAATTATTCTTGGATTTTCAGGATTAGGAAATATTTTTTTAATAGATATTTGTTCAATCATACTATATATATAACGTATTAATTTGTTTATTAAAATTTTTATCTAATATATTACAATAAATACTTATCTCATTAAGTTCTTTTAATAAACCTAATATTTCTCTTTCATTTAGGTTAATTCTATTTAGTCTTTTTTTGTTTTTAGAATACGCACAATTATGAATTATAAATTGCGTAAGACTATTTTTGTATTTCATATAATATGAATAATCTTCAACATTTATATATTCCATTATTCTTTATTTCTTTGGCTATATCTTGAAGCAGAAATAAAGGGTTTGTGGTCTTTATTAATATTTTCTTTATTTATAATTTGACCTTCTAAATCAATAACAGTGTAATTGTGTTCAACTAAAATTTTAATTGAATTATTAATTTCATCAGCAGTTTTTCTATAATGGTCAAATATTTGATTTTCAAAAGCATGTGGTTCATGTGCCATAATTTATTTTATTTTTAATCTATAATTATTTAAATATAATTCTAATGTTGGTCTAAATTCAACTAATGAAGTTGCGTTTGGATGGTTAATTTTTAACATTTTTTCATATTGCTTAGTTAAAAAGTTTATTGTTTTAATATTGTTATTTGTTTTTATTAAACACATTCTTATAAATTCTCTTACACAATATGCAATAACTATTTTTTTTCCATAATTTTTACTTAAATAACAAACCTTGTTTAATAAATAATCTGATAGGTTTAAATCATAAATTTTAGATTTACCAATTTTAAAATTTTTGTTATTTGTTATATGATTATTATTGAAATATATTTTAATAATATTTCCAATTGTAATATTACTTAAATTTGTTAAATATTTATTATAAACTAATTTATAGTCATTATTATAAGGTGCAAATGCTTTTAAATAATTTAAGGGAGTCCAATTTAAATTTGCATTATTTAAACTAATAATACAATTTAAATGTTCAAGAGGAATTGTTGTATCTATCCAATCAACAATATAAACAGGAATAAATTTTTGTTTTAATAATTTTGCTGATTCTAATCGATGATGACCTTCTATTACAAAACCATTATCACTAATAATTATTGGCATTAACCAACCATAATTAGTTAATTTGTTTTTAAAATTTATTGCATGATTTAATATAAAATCTCTGTTATCTTTAGCCATTTTTAAATCTTTAATAGGATAGTATGGATTAAACTCACCTCTTTTCAATTGTTCTGTTTTCATATAATTGTTTTTAATTGTGTTTTATATTTTATTATTCTGTTCTTAATTTTATAATTTATTTTTCTACTATTAAAACCCCATTTCGTTTTACTTTTGGTTTTCTACCCTCTTCAACAAACCTTTCTTTTTGCTTTTTTCTAATAGCTTTTTGTTTGTTGTTTGGTTTATCTTTTTTTAATGGTTTAAACTGTCTCATTAATTTGTTCTTAATTTTAATAGATTATAACATTCAATATATCTTTCTCTTGCTTTACTTTTATATTTTTCTTTAAATAATAAATAAAGTTGTTTAGTATATTGATATTTAGTATTACAATTTTTAAAATATTTTAAAGCGAATTTTTTACCTTTTCCTTTAAAAAAATTTACATTGTCAGCAGTATCGCCCTCAACCATTTGAGAGTAAAAATTATATAATGCTTCTTGTTTAGAAATGTTTAATATTCTTTTTGTGTTTGGATGATAATTATACATTAAACAAGGAAACTGTTTATAGTCTTTATCAATTGAAACTATCATTACTTCATTTCTACCAAACTCTTGACTCAAAGTGTACCAATATCTTGCAACCATATCATCTGTTTCAATACCAAATCCATACTTAGAATTGTAAGTGTCCTTTACATATTGATGCATTTTATGAATTAATGGTGGTAATTTTTGTTTTTTTCTATTGGCTTTATAATTTTTAGTCAATAGTTTTCTAAAGTTTCCACGACAACCATTGAAAGTTATAACCTTATCAATATCGTAATGTTTTTGCATATCATTAACAATCTTCATGTATTGTTCATCAAACTTAGAAATTGAATCTTCAATATTTTCATAATGTGGATTATCATTAATATTCTTTTTGCTTTTACAACAACTTGCAAAAACTAAGCTATCGGCATCAATTAATAATATCATTTGTTTACTCTTGAATTAAATAAAATATTTATTTTATCTTCTTGTGTTCCAATTAGTTTACCACATACTTGAGATAATTCAGTAATAACTTGAGTTCCTTTTTTATATTTTTTTTTAAAAATAATATCTTCTTGTAAGATTTCTATTCTTTTTCCACTATAACCAAAAGTTTCTCTATCAGGTTTTTGAAGAATGATTTTTCCAATTAACTTTTTTTCAATATAAAATTCTTTGTGGTATTCTTTAATTTCAAACATTTAATAAATATAGTTTATATATCTAATATATACAAATTATAGTTTATCTAATTCTAATTGCATTATTTTTTTTCTTAATAGTGAAGAACTAAAATCATGATTTCTTTTATTATAATAAATTTTTATGTTATTATTAATACAATATTTTTTATGTGTGAAATTATTATTTTTGTATTCTTCACCAACAACAGTTAAATCTATTTTAAATGTTTTTAATATATCTAACAATTCTTTTTCATTAGAGTAAGGAATAATTTCATCAACATTTTTACAACAATCTAACTGGACATATCTTTCAACTATTGATTGAACTGGTTTGTTTTTAAAATTTCTTTCTATTGATGGGTCAATATGTAAACCAACTATTAAATAATTACATTTACTTTTAGCAAATTCTAATAATTTTATATGTCCAATATGAAACAAATCAAATGTACTAAAGACTATTCCAACCTTCATTTATTTAAATTAATTTTAGATGCTTGATTTTCATTTAATAAATACACATCTTTTTTAATTCTTTTTTTTGTCCAAAGTGAAGTGTCTGGACAATATTTTTTTACAGGTTTTGGCATTATTATTTTATTTAGCCAAAACATAAAATTTCCTTTTGGGTCGTTAACAAAGTATAATTTTAGAATATTATCATCAATTAACATTAGTTCATCATATCTTTTTTTTTCCAACATTTTTTCTTCATAATACTCATTACGAAATTTCATTTCTATTACACATTTATGACCTTTAGCAGTCATACCAATTGCATCATAGACTTCTTGACCATCACCTGTCCATTTTAAATCCCATCCATCAAAGTTTAAAAATTGAATATATGCCTTTTCTAATTTATGATGTTTTTTAATTGTCATTATCCCAAATAATATTTAAATCTTCTATTAATCTATTTATTTTTTTTGGGTTGCAGGTGCATGGTTCGTGGTATTTATGTTTGTAATACTGTGAGTGTAAGAGACAAACCATTCTAAATTCAACTTTGCTGATGCTGTTTGATTTTGAAATTCTAAATTCCTTCCATAGTTTATAATCATCTTTATTAAATTTTACCATCTTTTAATATTAATTTTATTCCAATCTTTTCTTCTTTTATCACAATTACAATTTGGATTTATTTTTTTCCAAATATATCTTATGCCTGTATATTTTGTAATATAAAAAACTAAATCACCTAATTTCATATTTTTAATTTATTTATTTTCCATTTAATTCCTAATTTATTTAAAACATCAATTAGTTTATTGTCTTTAATTAAAGTATTCCATTTGCCATTAAAATAATATTGTGCAACATTACATTGAGAAAGTGGAATATCAACACAATCATTTTTATAGTTATGAGTTATAAATAATACAATACTTTTATCTGTATGCCATGAATCACAAATTCTTTCTAAAACCAATCTTTGTCCTATTTTTAAAAGATTGTTAATTTTTTTTACTTCCATCAAAATTAGTGCTTCATTATCAAACTCAAGAACTGCATCAATATCTGTTGGATGTATTTTTCCATTTTGAACACCTGTAAAATCTAATCCTTGTTTTGCTTGATTTGAATTTCTTATTAATGTCATAATGCTTTTTTTAATCTTTCAATAACTTTACGATAAGTATTATATAAAGAATGATAAGGAATAGAAGTTTTTCTTGAAAGTGTTGCAATTGAAGTGCCACTATCAATTAATTCATATACTTTTTTATCGTACCAATATAGTTTACTTAATTCATGTTTTATTATTTCGTATTTAGAATCATAATTTTCATTATCATATACATCAAAATGTTTATGGAATTCATTAATTACAATTGGTTCATCAATACTAATTATACAAACTTTTTTTTCTTTTCTTTTTAAATCTAAAAATAAACTTTTAAGTGTTTTAAAAATATAAAAATAATTGTAATCATCATCACCATAATGAATATCTAATCCTTTGTCTAAATTTTTTTTTATTTTAATATACATTTCTGATACAATATCTTCTGCTGTGTCTTTATTACAACCAAAAGATTTAACAATGTCTAACCAAATAGAATGTTTTTTAAAAATATCAGTCAATAAATCTTGCATACATATTTTAACTTTTTAAAGGGTCATATAAATCACCAACAATTTCTGGCAATCCTAATTCATTTACTTTAAAACTAAATGTTTCAAACGAATACCCTCGACTCCTTTTACACTTCACTGTTACCCATTCTTTATTCACTGTGTTTGCTTCTAATTGAATTTGACATTCCGTCTTTTTTTCAAGGAAACTACCCAAATGACCGGTTGGCTTGTCGCTTCCAAAGTTAGAATGAATTACACAGATTATATGACAATTATAATTTGCTGACCATTCCATAACTTTTTGAATACAAGCATTAGATTCTTCAATATTATTTACATCAGAAACTAAATCTGCAATTCCATCTATTATTACAAGTCCAACATTCTCAAATTTATGTTTTAAACAATATTCAATAAACTCTATTCTTTGTTTAAATCCAATTGTTCTTAATCCGAAGGTATGATAATAATGTGAAAAATCCGAATTGTTCATACTTAGCACTCTTTTGAAAACTCTTTGCGCATGCCACGAACCTTGCTCAGTGTCAAAATGTAATACTTTTTTATCTTCTCTATGTCCTTTAATTTGACCACCAAAGTTGTTTTTACCACCCAAATAAACAGAAGCAAATAATGATATTAAAAAAGTCTTTTTTGTTTTTGGTGGTGCTTGTATAAATGAAAAGTTCCCATACGTACCAATTGGAATTGGTAAAAGCATATCACCTTTTGTAGATTTTATTAAATTTTCTCCAAATGATATTGCTACAGGTGGATAAGATATTTCTTCCTTAGCATTAATTATTAAATCTTGTTCAATGGATTCCATTATAAGAAACTGAATAGTTTCCTTTTCGCTCATTCTGTTTGTCATTGTTTAAATATAAAAAAAAAGGTGGATAAAAAACCCACCTTAATAAAACTTAATTTTAAGTTTATAAATTAGAAAGGTAAATTGTTTTTATCTTCAACTACTATTGGCTTTTCAGCTAATTGAATTTGATTATCAGTCCATACAACTTTTCCATTACCTAAATAATTTCTTTGAACTTTTGCATCTCTTTCTTCTTTTGTTTGAGAATCTTGAATAGATACATTATTACCATACCTTGTTTCATTGTTCAATGAGATAGTCAGATTATAATAAACTGCACCGTCTTTTCCTTTTATAAATTTTTCTTTAGGTAATTTATCCACCCTAATACTCGCATTAATAATTGCTCCCATAATTTAAATTTTAATTGTTTAATAATTCATTTCTAATGTAACCAGACAAAGACATTCTTTTTTCTTTTGCTCTGTTTTGTAATAGCTTTTTATCTTTAAAACTTAATTTAAGTAATAAAGCAGCATCTAATTTATTTTCTTTACTCATATTTTAAAATTTAATAATTTAATTTCAATTTCTTTATTTATTTTATAATGTTCTTTTATATCATATATTGTTTTACCTTCTTTCATTGCTGCAAATGCATTTTTAAATTGAGGTGTATTTTCTAATAACACAGGTTTAGATTTTTTTTTAATTTTATAACTTTCTTGACTTTGAAAAGGAACAATACCTTGTGATGCTAAATTCGCATCATCATCAACTGCTTGTAAAGCTAATAAAGATTGTAATGTATATCTTCTAAAATAAGTAATTGCAGAACCTAATTTTTGAGCATCTAAATTTTTTGGTAATTTAATTGAAGATTCAACTGCTCCACCATCTAAATCATGTATTACACTTCTAACATAACCATCAGTAAGAGGTTGTAATAAAACCAATTCATATTTTTGTAATAATGGTTTTAATTGACCTATTAAAGAATTTATATCAAAGTATTTGGATTTGTAAAATGGGTTTTTAGCATCTTTACTTATAGCACCAAGTTCATTTTGTAGATTAAATAATTTTAAATAAATATTTTGTTTCATAATGTGATTCTGTTATTTTGTGATACTTCTAGTTTTGCTTCAGTAGTTTCTAATTTAGATTCTAAATCTAAAATAAATTCTTGTTTTTCTTTTAATTTTTTTTGATAATAAGAAACTAAAACAAAGTGTTCATGGTAACTTATTGTTCTGTTTTTTGTAATTGACATATATATTATATTTATAACAAATATACAAAAAATATCTATAAAAAAAAAGGGAGTTTTTACACTCCCATTATTATTATTTTATTTTGCAAACCCTATTAATAAGTTTTTTTACTATTTTTTTATGTTCTGGGCAAACTTGAGGGTCATTAAAACATTTTGTTTCGTTGTCTAAAGCAAAATATAAAGCTTCTGCTTCTTCTTTGTTTTCTAATCTTAAGTATATCATTTGTTTGTTTTTAATATTAACTTAATTATTAATATATAACAAATATACATTAAATATATATAACTACCAAATTAATATAAAAAAAAAAGGGATAAACATTGCTAAGCTGCTGATTTCTAAGTAAGGTTAAGTTATCTTGGCTTGGTTGAAATATCCCTTTTAAATTAATTTAAATTTGTTAGAAGAAATTTACATTACTCCATTTTTCATGCAATTTGAGTGCTCAACATTTATTTTAATTATAATGCTAATATATATAAAATATATATAACTACCAAATTAATATATAAAAAAAGTAATAAGTGAGGAAAAACCTTAGGTGGCTAATCTGTTTTGTAGCAAGAATGCTGATACATTCAACACCTCCCAATTATCAGTTGGTTTTTTTGTTATTTAATTACAGGAAACTTTATCCTATCCTTTGCTAATGTATGTTGTCTTATTGTTTTATTTAAGCTGTCGTACTTTTGACTATTTTTCCCTTTGGAACATTAGGTCGTTAACCCTAAACTTTCTTAAAACCACTTTTCAAACATTCAAGTTCTCTTCCAACTTGTTTCACACTTTTGTTTTTTAAACCTCATTTATTTCAATGAGTAGCAATTTTCCTTATTACTTTATTTTCAATATTTCAATGAACTTATTTAATTATAATGCTAATATATACATAATATATATAACTACCAAATTAACATAAAAAAAAAGGGTAAAAATAAATTTACCCCTCTTTCAATTTAAACAGAATACTCAAATATAACGATTATAATTTATTAAGCAAATTATTATAATATATAATCATACTTTCTAAATCATCATTAGAATATTTTACAATTTGTTTTGATTTTATTATTAAATCATCAACTATTTGTTTACCATATTTTTGAATTAAATTTAATGCAAATTCATATTGACGTCCTTGTTGCATTACATTACAACCATAACATTGTACAGCACAATTCGTAACATCCCATCTTGTAGAATAAGATTTTCTACTTTGAAAATGTCCACATTGCATGTTTTTTTTATAATGGCTAACTTTATTACAGGTAAAACATTTAACCATTTCATCTTCTGAATCTTTAAGTCTTATATATAAAGAAAATACTGTATCAAGTCTTTTAACTATATTTTTTCGAGATTTTATTTTCATTTATCCATATAATATAAAAACCTATCACCAGTATTTTTATCTAATTTTCTAATTGCTCTATAAATTGCTTTGCTTTGTTTTTTTGCTTCTATTTTTTCAGATTTTGTTGAATCTATTCCAAGATTACAATAAATATTTGAATCTATTTCAAGTAAAGAATCTATTTTTTTTCTTATAGAATATGTTTTATAATTTAATATTTTTTCAATAATATAATTAATCATGATTTTGTTTTAATAATTAAAAGAAAGAAAGAAAAAGGACAAAAAGAAAGAAAGAAAAAGCCTACAAAAAGAAAATTGATTATTTGCCTGTTCCAAGCATCATCCATTTTTATTAGGCTATGCAAGTTTAATTTTTTATAAATATAATAAAAAATATTTATCTTTTTATTTTCTCATAACTACGACCCCCAAAATAAGCTGCTACTGTAGTTGTAAGCAATAGTTTTAAAAGTTCCTTCCATTCACTATCCACATTAAAGCTTATCGCACCTGCATCAATAAAAACAAGTAATACAGTTGATATAATTAAGAATATTAACACCAATGGTCTTACATTCTTTGAAAGATATGAATCTGATTTTAAATCAGTTTTCCATCTATCTGTAACACTTTGTTGAATTTGCATTTCTGATTCAATAAAAATTTCTTGCATTTCTTTTTCAAATTGTGCTTTTTCTACTTTACTAAATGTATGCTTGTCTATTATTCCTGATATTTTATTAGCAATATTAATTCCTGTTTCACCAAAAAGTTTTTTAAATATTTCAAACATTACTTTTTATTTTTCATTAATACATCCGAAGAAGGTCTTTTTACAATGTCTGGAACAATAGGAACTTTTTTTGGTATGTTACTATTAAAGTTATTATTTGAGTTGTTAGAACCTCGATTGTCATTATATCTCCATTGATAATTATAATTTTGTGGATAGTAATTGTTATAATAAGGATTTGAATAAACAGGATAAAATGAATTATACATATTTGGTCTTATCTTGTCAATAGCAACAAGTATTGTATCACCTTCTAATGTTACTGCTAAAACATGAGATGCAATTTTTGGTTTAGTGTATGTTCCACAACTAAAAACAAATACAACAAATAAAAACAATACTATATTTTTCATCTTTTATAAATTTTATCTTCTAATTTATCAAGTCTTTCAGATTCTGATTTAATGTGTTGTTCTAAAAATATAATTTTTTGGTCAATTATATCATGTGATTGAGTAGGTGGTAATTTTTTTGCAACTTCAATTTCTTTTTTATTAATTTCAATTTGTTTTGTTAAAGTGGAATAAGTCATAGTTATGCTTATAATACCACCTATAACTAAAATCAATGTTTTTAAGTCAAAGTGTAAATCAGGTTTTCCATCATTATCTAAATCTATTCCTACTTCTTTTTTCATTCTTTATATGCTTTATAACACATAGCAATTGCCTGTGATTTTTCGTGATACTTCATTAACTCCGGAACACATCTAATCATAAAACTAGATTGTTTTTCATTTTTCTTTTTTTTTGGTATTGGCATATTAATAGAATTTAAAGTGTAATACAAAAACTATGCAATAAATGTTTAATTCATCAAAATCATTATTATTTTTTTTTGGATAAAAGCTAAAACCCAATAACGGACCTATTGTAAATCTTTCTAATATTCCAAATTCAAATTTATCCACAATTTTTGCAACCTGTATAAGTGTAATATTTTCCTTTTTTTTTAATTTCTAATGCTTGTTTTCTATTATCTTTTTTATTTAAATAAGATATATGCAACCAACTCGGTTCACCATCTTGATTAGGAAATTCAGAAATTACTTGGTCAAAATCTAAATTTTTAATAATATAATTAAGCATTTCAAGATTGGATTTCTTACCTAAAGAAGTAATATCCATTGCTTTTCCTACAATATGTGCTGAACTCATTGAACCACCAATCATTTCATTAAGTTCTTCACATCTATAAAAACTATTTACTTTTATCGGACCACCAACAAATTCTCTTAAGGGTTCAAAAACCTTTTCAGAAATAAGTTCCATGTTTTTAATATGGTCTTTATTAGGTTTGTTCTCTAAACCAAATTTATTTGCAGTTTGAGAATGTGTTGCTTCTTTAAAACTTATATGTTCACTAATTTTTTTCATCTTTTTCTGGGATTAATTCATAAGAACCATCTTTAAGGTCAATATTTATTTTACCATATTTTTCCTCAAGACTTTCTTTAGATTTGTTTTGTTTTTGGTTTTCATCGTTCATCATAATATTTAAATTAAAACCTTGATTTGATAATAAACCTAAATCATGCTTA